GTATCCGCGCCAGCCTGAACAACACCTGGCTTGTTAGGGTATCGTTGCGCAGAGAACGGAGTCAGCCCACCAGGCTTGAAAGTAACTCCCAACGCGGTTTGCTGAGTTGCTGGATTCCAAAGTACTCCACCTGTCTGCCCAGGAATATCAAACCACTGATTCGCGGGAACGTTATACAGTGGATTCCCTTTAGTTGATGTAGGCAGGTAGCTAACAAAGTCTTTGGGATTTGTAGGCTTGAGTCGTTCAGCTATAGCTTTGTTAGTAGCCGCAGTCAAAGATGACGCAGGCAGAGTTTTGATAGGAGCTGTCGTAGCCTGACCAGTATCACTACCGGGAAGGTGAAGGAAATCCTTAACCCAATTCCAGTGACCCTCAACCCAGTTAGATAGTTTCGTCAGAGCAGTCAGCGAGTCAATAATAAACGAGACAAGGTTCGTAGTGATATGGAACATATCTGCCATAGCTTGCGGATTCTTCGCAAGCGTATCGGCAAGGCCCTTGATTGACTTAGCTATCCCATCCATACTCGGGCCGATTTGCGGAGTAACAGCATTTAGGATATCCGCGAACGCGCTACCCACAGCCTTCATCGACGCCTGAACGGTAGGCGACGCAAACGACTTAGCAATAGCATTCAGGAACGGCCCTAGTGCCTTAGAGATGACATCCTCAACCGTAGTAATTACCGGAGTCAGTACCTTTATCGTTTGTTCCAATGTCGACAGAACGCTCTGAATTACCGGGATCATTGGCTTCCCGATAGTATCCATGAACACTTTCATATCGGCGGCGAATATCTGGAACGGCTTAGTAAGCTGTCCAGACATAATCGCCCCGGCTACGCCCATCGCCGCGAGCCCGCCGCCGAGCACGGTGATGAGAGCGCCGCCAATCATCTGCCCGATAAACGGCGCAGCCGCAATAACGGCAGCAATAAGGATCGGCCCGATAGCCGACATAATACCAGGTATGATTCCGGTAATCGTAGACAATAGGCCGCCACTTCCACCGGCCCCTCCTTCACCAGCAGCCGTAACGTCCTTGGCAACGCCACCGCCCATTCCCCCGATATCTTGTAGCAGCTTCCCTACATCCCCACCTCCACCAGCATAGTCACCGAGGATTCCGCGAAGGTCTCTTCCACCGCCACCACCAGCACCGCCGATGACTTTGCTTATAACATCGCCCATGCCTTGTTCGGTGAATGCCGTTACTGCCTTCTCTATTTCATCAGCCTGCTGTTCAGCACTCTTGATTCCCAGCCGCCTAAACAACTGCGTTGTGTTACCGCCAGCTCGGGCGAATTCATCAAGGAATGCCTCTACATTTCCCTTATACATTGTCGTTATGAACTTACCAACCTCCCCACCGCCCCGAGCGGAAATTAGTTTGGTAAGTGAATTGATATCATCCTCGGCCGCAAACTGAACAGCATCATCGACCTGTTGTACGATATCTTTGCCGCCACCTCGGCCAAAGATTCCCTTAACACCCTTTCCTATAATTCCACCGACCTGGCTTACACCAGTAGCCCTCCCAACGACCGAGCCAACAGTCTTCGTTATATTGGCGACGCTACTGCTAAACTTAGAAACGCTGGAGCCGAAATCCTTGACAGCCGTCCCAACTTTCTTGGTCATATCTTTGGTAGCCGCGACGAAACTCTCAATTGCGTGGACCATCTCCTTGTCACCAGGAGTAGCATAGAAACCAGTAGCTCTTGCTGTACTCCTTATAAGCCCTGTGCTACGGATTCCGCTAAACGCACGCGATAGATCTCGGAGGGAAGAATTGATATCTTGCTGCATCCTTGTTGCTTGGTCGGTAATTTTTGTAGCGCCAGGAATATAATTGAAGCCGGAAACATTAGCCAAATTCCGGATAGCACCCGCGCCCGGCGCCCACCCAGCCCTAGTCATGACGCCACTAGCTATATTGGATATACCTCTCTGCCCGAAACTACCCGCACTAGTAAGGCCACTACCCATTCCCTTGAACATGTTAGTGAGGAGTCTACTTCCTCCAGTTGTATTCTTTACAATATCCTGAACAGTATTTCCAACACCAGTTAGCGATCCGACGGTATCCGAAATTGAAGACGCAGCAGTATCGAGCGAACCTACAGCAGAAGTAAGATTAGCCACACTCTTATCAAACAACGGTGATAGCAATCCACCAGTAGTGGCGCCGGTCGGGCCGACTCCCCGGATACTGGAGAGAGTCTTCAGAGACTTGTCGATATTGAACTTGGCATCTATCGGAATCTCAATCTTCTGAGTCTTCGCCCATAGCTCAAGTTCGACGATGTCCTTCATAATCAGGTCAACGTCTACAGCAGCTTCCCTGACGTCGATGACTTTCTGCTTGCGAACTTCATTGATCTTCAGACGAATCTCATCAAGCTTGACATCTAGTTCAGTAGTATTGGCGCCAAGCTGGGCCTTGGGTAGCGAGTCCATCGCTACCCGCAGCCGCGCCTTCAACGTCTTCTCGAATGCACCTCCAGCCGTATCCCCACCCTCGCCTAGCTTGCGAGTCATGGCATTGCTCATCTCGGTGCCGGCTTCTTCACCGACCTGTCGAGACGGCTCAACGATCTGCTTCTGTGCCCTCTCGTTCCATCCGCGAGCGTCGGGAACTACGCTGATCGATACACTACCGACGGGAACGTCACTCATGATGCTTCACCACTAACAGCAGGACTGTTCATCATCTCGCGGATCTCATCGTCGGTAAAGTTCTTGAGGCGTGGGTCGAGCGCCCTAACATCGCTCATGCGCATTAGCTTCCGGCCGCGACGCTTATTGACACCGGGGCGCTTGATAAATTCTGGTTTCTGCGGCGCAGTCTTAGAGTGCGCCGCAGCATACATCCATGCTAGCTGCCGGAGTTCATCGATCACACCCGCGACGAGAGTCTCAAGGGTACTCCATGGAGCCCGTGCAGGATCCATCGACGACACGGCCATCTGGTCCTCAGTAATCGAGTTCCGTATCGCAGTGTTCAAAGCACCCTCCGGCGGCATATGATCGACTAGCACTAGCAGCTTACGCCACGAAAGATCCGCGTGCAGGCTAGCTAGGGCTACCCCATAGTAGCGCTGTAGATCGGCTTCTACCTCCTCTGGAAATTCGGTCGTGATCCAGAGCGCTTGCCGGATTTTCCCATGTTCATCCGCGACTGTCGGCCGCACTCATTGAATACGGCTTCGACCTGGTAGTTCTTGAGGTCCGAAGACACCCAGATGCGGAACTCGTCATCATCATCAATGACCTCCCGCGCCCAAGTGTCCCAGTCACCGGCCGACGCCGCGCGCATCGCGGTTGCCGACCATTCCTTGGCGTGCGAAACGTGTACGACCTTGCCGTCGATTCGCACCGTCGTTGGCTCCCCGACATTCTCCTTGCGGAGAACGTCGTCGAGCAGGTCCAGGTCGACATCGACCGGAATGTCTTGCGGCTCGAAGCCGCTCGTGTCGGCGGTCACGAGAAGTACGCCGATACGTCTTTGCCGTAGTCGATGGTACGCTGGGCTACGGCTCCGTTGACGCTTCCGATGACGCCGGGGTAGAACGTGAACGTCATGTCGGTCATGACGATGTCGCCCTGCTGGGCCTGGTCGTTGCCTCGCGCGGTGACCTTGGCGAACGGCGCGTATAGCCGCTGCCGCTTGGCGCCGTCGATGCTGTCGAAGATCATCGAGTAGCGGTTGTCGGCGGGCGGGTCGGGGATGATGTACGTCACCTGGTTCGCCAGGAGCGGAGCCGATGGCGTCGCAGCCGGCTTGACTACGGATGTTGCGATCGGGTAGACCGACACATCGTCATACAGCGACCGGACGAACGGGTTCAGCGCCTCAAGGAAGACCGCCTGGACCGTCTTGGTGCCGCCGGTGAGGATCGAACGCACGGGCGTGAGAATGCCGGCCGCCGGAATGTCCTTGATGGTCTCGTCGAGCTTGAAGATGTACCCGGAGACATCGACCCAGCCGAGGCACAGGAAGCCGTCGCCACCACCGGTGACGAGTGTCGAAGGATCTTCGAACGCGAGAGGCGGTTCTGCGACGTTCGGCGGGCCGACCCACGCGACGACATCGCCCGCCGCGTAGAGCAGCTGGTCGTCCTTGTACTGACCGCCACCCGGAACAGGTAGGCCGCCGAACGGAACTGGTAGGTCATACGCCGTTGCTGCATCGCCGTTGCCGTTGCCGCGACCACTCTTCGTGGTGGTCGAGGTCTTCTCATCTGCCATTTCATTCCTCCTCAGGAATGCACTTTGAGTTCGTAACTTGCGGAAAAGCGAACGAATTTCTGGTTGACCTCCGGAAGTTCTCGTGGACTAGCCGAACAAGTAACGTGCTGAATAACTCCTACCTGATTTCCTCCGGCATCCCTTACTATCGCGCTCATTAGCGATAGCATCTGGGATTGAATTGTCCTAGCAGCAACCGAGACATTTCCAGTCTGCGATTTAAGGCCCCACACATCAACATCAACAATAGCGTTATCAATACCAATATTCGGATTTGCGCCGGATGTACGCCTAACCCGCACAGTAACCTTGTCCGGATCTCCGGCCGGAAGCCTTGTGACGATACGCATCGAGGGATTTAGCGGAACTAGTACGTACAGAAGCATAACTTCTATATCAGGGAAGATTGATACCATACTCACGGGTGCCGCCCTCCCTTCGCCGCAAAGGCCGCGCGGGCCATAATCCGGTACGGCTCCCGGCCCCAGTGACCGAACTCGACCCAGAACGCTGAGGGAGCACTATTAGTGACAGTAGCCTCTACCCTATCACGACGTAGGCCACCGAAACGCCGGGACGTAACCTTGAAGCCACCAAGGTAAGCCCCGGTCTGCCCGTGAGACTCGTCAATAACCGCGCCGACGTAGATCTCGCTTGCGGCTAGGAACTCCGCGTGCATCCTGATCTCTTCGGCTTTCCTTGTAATAGGGCCACGCAAGAACTCGGCATTAAGCATTACGCCCATGCCTGAATGATCCATCCTGTATTGTACATCCACGGTAGCCATTACGCGGTCACCCCCGAGATCGTTGTCACTTCTACCCGGATAGGCGATACCCGGCCCGAGAACGGAGAAACCCACTGATTTGGAACGCCGGTTACCTCGAACGTAATGCCATTGTAGATAATGGCGTCAAGGTAAGTCACGTCGGTACCGTAAGGCATATAGATGGTATCCGAAGTGTTAGACTGATCAGCGAACGAAAGATTCTCTGAGCTGCCTCCCGGCTGGAATACGCAGTTCGGTATCTGGAAGTTCTGCTCGGTGTATACGTCGTTGCCGTACGAATCCTGTGTACCCGTAGGGATACGCTTCACAAGCGTCATCGTTACCGAGAACGGGAAAATGGGACTAGTCATAGCCTCACCTTCATCGTTGCGTAGCTCTGCCGGTAATCCTGGAGCGCCGTCTTCATGCCGGCGTCGATAAGTGCTGCGTTCAGCCCCGCGCCCGACGTGCGACGCATCGAGAACGAGTAAGCCCCCACCGACTCACTCATCAACGTCGCGGACTGCGTAGGTGTCGCTAGCTCCGACACGATCGCCGTACAGATGATCGCCACTACGTCAGCCGGCGCATCTACGTACCCGTGCTCCCCGGTGATCTTGAAGCTGCCTCCCCACCAGAACGTCTCTTCGTACCAGATCTCTGGTAGATTGATAATGCCGGAGATGGACGGGTTGAACACCGTGATCTTGTCGACCTGATCGAAATGGTACCACGTCACCGGGATGTCGAGGATGCCGGGCGTACCGGAGAGCGCGATAAGCTCATCAATCGATACGATCGGCTTCCACGAAGTGAGTTTGATGATGCCGCCGTCAGCCGTCGTCACGAGCGTATCGGCGGTGTGATACGTAAAGTCACGTCGGCAGTACCGGCGTACGATCGCACTCGCATCCTGAAGCATGCCGTCCACCCGCGCGGCTTCGACCTGGTTCAGGCTGCGGCCTAGCCTCGCCGCAATGTCATCCGGCGTGGCGAGGCTAGGCAGCTGCGACATAGTGACTATTCCTCCTTGTCAGTCGAGCGCGGCTGGCTGCGGCGGGTACCCGTCTGCCGCTCCCGGCCGTGCTCGTCGTCGTCGGCCTGCCTCTGCTGGCCGCGCTGAGTTGACCGCTGCTGGTGGCGCTCGGCCGTCTCACGAACCTGCTCGGGTGACTGGCGTTCCTCGACCGGCCCGGCCAGACCCTCTTCGTAGATGTTACGGCCACCCTGCTCAAGAGCCTCGACCTGCCGCTCACGGGCTTCCTCTTCCCACGGAGAGCCCTGGTGGACTTCGGCCACGGCCCCACCATCGCCCGTCGAGAGAAGCGTGCCGCCGGGGTACGTGCTGATGACGTCGATCGGGCCAGTGGTAGGCGGCGTGGTTCCGACGCCGAGCACCGCGCCGAACGGCCACCTAGCCGTCATCCCGACACCAGGCTTCATGATCGTGACCGGGTTGA